TTATATATCAGCCCAACGCCATGCTGATTGTGTGCACTAGGCAACACGACTCGATCGGTAGCCTCTACGAACACGTACTGGAGAATTTTCCAGCCCGTAGCTTCGAGGGGCCTCGACCGTCGGGATGAACTCAGGAAGAACCCGAGTTTGTTTCATCCCTTCCAACTTCGCATGTACAGTCTTGTAAGATCGTCGTAACGACTCAACACTGACATGCGGGGCCTTTTCAAGACTCCTATCTAACTTGTGCGCTAATGCACGAGTCGAAGGCGTCTTGACAGGGTCTCGAATGGGCCTAAATAATAGGTCCCAAGACAAGTTGGAGGAAGCCACCCGCATCGGAACATCATGTATGGGAATGGTTAATTGACCATCCTCCATGATGTGATAACGAGTGGTCGGAAGAGGACGTGGCTTCCGGACTATGACCTTGGTACGGGCGTTAGGCCCCCGTCCAATAGTCTTAGTCTCGGTAGTACCAGCAACCGTGCGATTAAACTCACGGTTACGTTCCTCGACCGCAACCAGTTGGCTTTTAATCCACTTCGACCCAACCCCAATTAGGGACGGCGCATCCACTGATGTGGTAGCCTTAGGAAGAAGGGATAAGCCAGTTCCGGCGCCTACCTCCACTAGCGAGAGATTACCCAGTCGCCCTAGCCACTTTTCAGTCTTAACTTTGTTAAGCTGTCTAGTGAGTCTAGAGTCTGGTGTCCCTACGCCGTGAAGCTTAGACACTGGCGGGAGTTCCAATCCCGCCTCGGAAATACTGGCCCCCAGTGGTATGCCTAGCTTATGAGCTAGGCCCCAATTGGCAACAAATGGTGAATACCTCCACAGTCCCTTCTTACGGTTTCGACCTACTATACGTAGACGATCCGAAGCGGTGACTGGTTGGTTAAACCAATTGATCTGCCCCTTAGAACCACCAGGGGGAGCCGACCACACCGAAATGGATGTGAACGGCTGGGGTTTCCCATCCACATACGGCTGCTCTGTAAAGAGACCTTTCCGCTTGTGGTAATAGGATTTGGAAGGTTGCAACCTTCCCCCCAAAAGACCGAAGACCCGATCATACTCAGCACGTCTTGCTGGAGTAAACTGCGCCAACAGCGCGTCATCTCCACAAAAGATGCCTCTGTGATCGGATGTTCGGAGGCCTCGTACTCGATGCCTCTTCCTCTCCCGCAATTCGCGGCGAGTCGGAGGGTAGAGCTCAAAAGCCTTGTCAAGGGAAAACTGAGACACACAGAAAAGGAGTGGAAATGATGTGGGATCACCCATCATTTCCCCCACTGTGGTCAAAGAACCCGAGACCGGCTCAGAGTGAGGCCTACACCTAACAGGCCGAGTTTCCATCAGTAAGAGGATCTCGTCGTCAGAAAGGATTGGTTCGTACGGCACCTTCGACAAGGTGATGTGTTGTAACCAATTCCGATAAACTGCGACCGGATCGATCATGATCTGAGGAAAAGCATCCCCATTAACAAAAGTTAAGGATGCTGCCTGTTGGGAAGAAGAGGCCATCATACCGAATCCATCCTGCCCTGCTCCACTTGGAGTGAAAGGGGAGGCTAAGGAAACGGGATCGACATCGCCGTCGAGTAAATACTTCGGCCCTAGAAGCTTATGCAAATAGGGTCGGTATTTCTCTAATCGGGGATCTCGATTGATGACCTCTTCATAGAAGATGGTGGTCAGCCAGTGCGGATGATAGTCCGTAGCAGCTGTAGCGTCCTGGGAGTACCAATCCCCGGACAACCCAGACAGAGACATCTGGGTTCCACCAAGAGCGCCTGCGCATCGCGGATCCCTTAAGAAATAGGAATCCGCTGCACGTCTTAACACCTGCATACATAAATTAGCAGCAGTGAGCGTGCAAGTAGGGTATCGAACCTTCAAACCTTTCTCTTCCGCATAAATCGGAAGAACGGGGATGAAGTCGATAGTGTCAAGAACGAACTTGACACCCGCCCATAGGAACTCCTGGAATTGATCCAGTGCTCCTAGGTGACCCTCTGATACCAGGCCATCCAGCCCGTAATCATACGGTTCTGAGGAAGTAAAACGGTGATATATCAACCGTTCTACCATGACAATTGGAGAGGCAACAACATTAACAGTTTTGCCGATCTCGGTCATGTCAATCCCTCGTCCCGCATGAGCGGACTGGAGATCACTCGCCATCTGAGAACGCCCCGGTAACAGGAGACAAGCACCTAGAAAAACTAGGTCTTGAACCCCTGTTTGATGCCCCCCCAATGAGCGGGGGTATCCCAGAGCGGCATGATCAGATGCCTGAGTGAACAGATCCACACTCGATGGATCTGGTGGAGAGTGCCTATCCAAATAGGAACATACCCATTCCCTCCACTGAGGGTGCTCCGGAACAGGATCCGTATGAAGCCTCTCTGCGAAAGCAGGGAGCAACATAGGATCTTTAGCCGGAGGGGGTAGGGCTCTCGCCACATAGGACCAAGCCAGCGCACCTTCGCGTGTAAGGCAAGGAAGGAATTTAAAAACTCCTTGCTCAAACCACCACGCGCGTGCGTCGCCCGCCTTGTTCTTAAGGAACTTGGCAGTGTCGACTGGTGTTGCCACCAATCGATGACGGGTCCTAAGGATGCTCCTCCTGGATATATGATCCAGGTTAAAACCGTAGGCAGCAGAGCGCTTAGCTTCTTGCAAACCTAGGAGGAGTGCATCCCAAGTCGCTCTCATAAATCCAAGAACGCGGAGCTGGCGGAAATACTTCCGTCGCAACCGCATCTTGTTTTCACCATCCTCGCCCGAGATTCGAGTGAACGCACGAAGCGTATCCTCGGCCCAGAGAGCAAGGAGATGATTTGATGAGAGCCCCTCAAATGGAGGGACAGGTCTCGCTATTGGTAAAAGCGAGCCTTTGCCCAGAACAGACGTTCCCGTCCAGCAAAAGCCGGATGAGTTCGCAAGTACCTCTACCGGAATATGGAAGAGGTGAGCAACGTTCCTCCCATTATCTAAGTCCACCCCGCTCCTATAATAGGGCGAGTGGTCAGACACGAGAGAGCACGCCGCTCCCTGGACGTCCAAGGGCTTCAATTTGTCCTTGGAGAGTCTGGAGACTGGAGTAGAGCAGAGTCTATCGCTGTCACCAGAAAGGATGTCAGAAGAAACGACACGAGCTGAACGCTCCATGCGTGACTTTTTGACTCCTTTATTCTTACGCCACTTTTTAGATGGTGTAGGAATTTGAGAATCCATCACAGGATTCTCGGTGGGGTCCCTCCCGGGACCCAGGGCTCCAACGGAGCCCATAAGGTTCAAGTTTGAAACTTGGG